AGGCGCCTGGGTTGATGCCGCGAAGGCACTTCAGGGCAGCCGGCCTGCCGGGAACCTCGTCGCCAGGGTCGGCAAGCAGGCCCGGGCGCTGCTCGCCGAGGGCCACCCCGCCGACCGGCTCGAGGCCGCCGCCCGGTCCGCCGGGTCCCGCGGCTGGGACGACATCGGCCGTGAACTGCTGCGACTTGCCGCCGCCACCCGACCGGCGCAGGCAGTCGAGTCCGCCGGGGGGTGGGACGTGTGAGCACCGACCCGGCGCTCGAGGCCGAGCGTGCCCTGCTCGGCGCCCTGCTGATCCGGCCCCGCACGGTCGAGACCGTCGGCACGCTGACCGCGGACGACTTCGCCGACCAGCGCCACGCCACGATCTTCAACGCCATCCACGCCGTCGCCGACCGGGACGGAGCCGGCGCCGACCACCTGATGGTGATCGAAGAGCTGCGCCGCGTCGGGCACCTGGCCCGGCTCGCCGGCGGCGGCCTGCTGCACGACTTGGTCACCGACTGCCCGGCGTACGGCAACGCCCCCTGGTACGCCGGGAAGGTCCGCGAGTACGCCCAGCGGCGGCGCATCGCCGCGCTCGGCGTCCGGCTGTCGCAGATCGCCGAGCAGTCCGACATCGACGTGGTGCTCGACAACGCGGCGACGTTGCTGCTCGAGCTGCAGGTGTCCGTCGACGCGCCCGCCGAGGAGCAGCCGGTCGCTGGCCTGTCGACGCTCGAGTCGTTCGTGGACGAGACCGACGACCAGTACGACTGGGTGATCCCCGGGCTGCTCGAACGGCAGGACCGGGTGATCGTGGTCGCCGGGGAGGGCGCCGGAAAGTCGACGCTGGGCCGGCAGGTGGCAGTGCTGACCGCGGCCGGCCGGCACCCGTTCGAGCCGGACACCCCCATCCCTCCGCAGCGGACGCTGATCGTCGATCTCGAGAACCCGCCGGCGCTGGTCCGCCGCAAGACGCGGCACCTGGTGGACCGGGCGCGGAACCTGGGGATCTGGGCCGATGGGCGGGCGTTCCGGTGGACGAAGCCCGGCGGCCTGGACATTCGCCGCCCTGGCGATGCCCGGCTGCTCGAGCGGGTCATCGCCGAGACCCGGCCGGCGCTGCTGGTGCTGGGCCCGCTGTACAAGGCGTTCGCCAGTCACGGCGACGGCCCTGAGCAGACCGCGGACGAGGCGCGGGCGGTGCTGGACCGGCTGCGGGAGCGGTACGGCCTGACGATGTGGCTCGAGCACCACGCCCCACTGGCGCAGCAGGGGCAGCGGGACCTGCGGCCGTTCGGCAGCGCGCTGTGGTCGCGATGGCCGGAGTTCGGCCTGGCGCTGCGGAAGGACCGCAACGTCCGGGAGCGGCTGATGCACGTGGAGTGGTTCCGCGGCTCCCGTGACGAGCGGTCGTGGCCGGCGGCGCTCGAGCGGGACACGGCATGGCCGTGGCGCGCTGTGTGGGACGAGATGGGCATCCGCGCGGTGGGAGGCCAGCCGTGATGATCACTCGCGGGCTTCCCGCCGACCCGGACAGGAGCCGGACGTGACCGGCACACCGGAGTACGTGACCCCGCCGCTGCTCGAGGTGCCGAAAGGCGGCCCGGTGGACGACCCGGGGTTCGTGGCCCGGCAGACCCTGCCGCCGTCCAACGCGTGGGGTGGCACGGCGGCGCAGCAGGCGCACATGGAGGGGTCGTGTGTGCCGGCCGACTGCCGGTACTGCGCGGCGGCGGAAGCGGCGAGGGAGAGGTCATGACGCTGGACGACGACGACCGCGCGATGTTGGCCGGTCTCGGGTTCGACCCGGACTACGTGGAGGTCGTGGAGGACAACTCGGCGGCGTGCGGCCCGGACGACGACGGCCCGGGCCTGGACTGGGATGACGGACCTAAGGCGCCGCCGTCGCGGCGTGTGGTGTCGATCGAGACGACAGGAGACCGGCTGTGATCAAGCCGCAGCAAGTGGTGGAAGTGGTCTGCGACGCGGACCCCGAATGCGACTACTGGAAGGACAGCGACAGCGGCGTTACGCCGCTGTTCGCGGATGAGGCGGAGGCGCGGAAGGCGTGCGAGGACTGGCGGTGGAAGCCGGACGGCACCGTCGTCTGCCCGGTGCACGCCAGCCGGGAGGACTGCGCCGCGCTGGGTCACGACTGGCAGGCTTGGCGGGACTGCGGCTGTAACGGCCGGATCGCGCCGCACGCGGCGGCGGGTTGTCCGCAGATTCGGTACTGCGACCGGGATCACTGCTGGGAGCGGCAGGAGAAGCCGGCGGTACCGGCATGACCGCGCCACCGGTCGACCTGCGACGGCTGGGCGACGACGTGCTCGCCGTCATGGAGCGCCGCGACGTCAGCCTGCGGCAGGCCGCCCGGGAGGCGGGCGTGCCCCCGATCGTGCTGTCCAGGCTGACCCGGTACGGCGAGTCGCCGAGCCTGGCGAACTTCGCCCACATCATCCGGTGGGCAGGTCTCTGCGCGGACACCTACATCGGAGCGGCGGTACCGGCGTGACGCCCCAGCCTGCCCCCACGCCCCCAGCCGTCCCTTCCCCGGGTCCTGTCACCCCGGGAACGGCAGAGACCGGCACAGGGCCGCGCGAGGCCGGCCGGCTGGACCGCATCCTGGCCGAGCAGGCGAAGCAGGATGCGGAACTCAACGACTGGGCAACCGAGGAGCTGTCCAGCCTGCCGTCCTTCGCGATTCAGCCCGGGTCGGCGGTCGAGCGGCTGCGGGCGATGGTGGTCGCGCTGCACGCCGAGAACGTGCTGCTGACCGAGGCGCTGTTCCAGGTCACCCATGAGTACCTGCCCGCCGAGAACGGCTGGTGCCAGGCCATGTACCGGGGCGACAGCACCACGCAAACGGGGCAGATCAGCGTCTGCTACCGGCTGAAGCCGGGCGATCCCGTCCATCGCACCCCGACCAGGGTGCGGGCAGAACTGGAGACGACGGTATGACCGGCGCTGAACTGATCATCCAGGAACGCCAGCGGCAGATCGACGTCGAGGGCTGGACCGTCGAACACGACGGTCACCACCAGAACGGCGAACTGATCGCCGCCGCGATCTTCTACGCCGACGAGGCGACCTCGGCAATGGAGTGGCCGTGGGACGAACTCCCGCGCAGCCGGGGAGACGACCGCATCCGTGACCTGACCAAGGCCGGAGCGTTGATCGCCGCCGAGATCGACCGGTTGGTGCGGGCAGAACTGGAGGAGCGGGCATGATCGAACCGCGCATCACCGAACAGGACGTGCAGGCCATCGCGGTCGCCCTCCGGAAACGCTGGGGTCCGTGCGAGCACTACGAGTGCGACGACGAAGCCGGCATGTGTCACGTCCCGATGGTCCGCGAAGTGCTCGCCGAGGCCACTGCGCAGTCCTTCCCGCTGGTCGCCCCAGACTCCGACGTGGTGGGGCTGGCGTGGGCCGTGGCCTGCGCGTACGCCGACCTGCCACCCGAGGGCCTGTCGGGCACGGACGCCAAGATGCTGCTCAGCAAGACGCACCTGGAGACAGTGCTGTGGAGGGTTGCGCCGCTGCTTGTCGAACGGGCGGCGAAGGCGCCGTGACCGACTCCTGCTCCTGCGGCTACGCCGGCCCGCAGTCCCACTGCCACCTGTGCCACACCACCGACCTCACCACCGCCGAACTCCTCGCGCACATGGCCACCGACCACGACGTGGACCTGGCAACGGTTGCCGTGGTCGACCTGACCCGGCAACTGGAGGACTTCCGATGACCGAGCCGTGGCGAGCGCTGGACGCGCCCTCCGCTCGACCGGCCACCTCGCAGCGGCCGTCGCGCTGCCCGGACGCCGAGGTCGTCCAGGTCTGCCCGTGCGAACCACCGATCAACGCACCGCACCGTCCGTGGTGCCGAGAGGGTGAGCCCAATGCATGACCCGGACGTGGTCGCGTTCGAGATGCGCCGTCCCTGGCCGCGTCGTGATCGGTTCTACGACGCCAAGCCCGACCAACCACGCTGGTCGGCCGGCCGGACCTTCACGCTGGCCGGCCGAGGCTTCCGCTGGCCGTCGTTCATAACCGTCTGGCACCAGGAACCCGGCGGCCGCGACTGCGGCGAGGTCTGTAAGCACTACCGCCGCTGGCAGGACGACACGGGGCAGTGGCAGACGAAGCTCCTGAACGGGTGGCGCTGGCACATCCATCACTGGCACCTACAGGTCCATCCCGCCCAGGAGCTACGCCGTCGGCTGCTGACCCGCTGCGCCTGGTGCGGGGGTCGGCATCGCAAGCGCGACCCGGTGAACGTGTCGAACCAGTGGGACGGACCCCGGGGCCGCTGGTGGCAGGGGGAGCCGAACCTGTTCCACCACGACTGCTCGATGGTCGAGCGCGTCCACCGAATGTGCCTCTGCGCCGACCCTGGCCTCAACCACGGCGACTACGGCCAGTGCGCCTTCTGCGGGAAGTTCCGGGCGTACCGGTCGGAGCCCGACGATGCCGACCGCATGCTCGCCGCGCTGACCGCCGGCTCCCGCATCCCACCCGACCTGTGCCCGGCGCTGGAAGCCGCCTGGGACGAGCGACGCCGCCGACGCGAGGAAGCGTCGTGACGCACCCCTGACCTGCCCTGATCCTGCTCCGACCCGACCCTGGGGGGACGATGACCACTGAGCGCCCACAACGGCAGTCGATCCGAGCCACCTACGACAGCCGTGACACTGGCCCCGCCTACCACGTCACGACCCGGATCAACACCCGGACCATCACGTTCCAGCGGCCTATCGACGACCCATTCGCCCGCACAGACGTCCACCTCGGCTGGCGCGACCTGCTCCGCGGACTCTGCTGTCGCCGGCTAACCGTCACCGTGATCATCGGCGGGGACGTCGACCGGATGAACGACGTGCTCGAACTCGACGACAACACGCTGCTCCCGAACAGCACCCGCCGGCAGACCTGGAACTCCCACGTCAGCGAGACCCTGGGGCGGATGGAATGACTAGCCTGCACACCGTAGAAACCGCACAGCCCGACCCAGAACCGGAAGCCGACACCGGGACGCACCTGCTCACCGACGCCGCTTTCGAAGGCCACCTGCGGCAGGTGTCCCTCGCGCTGAACGCCGCCCGCGCCCGCGGTGACCTGATCAGCGTCCAGCAGGAAACCACCCAGACGTCCTGGTCGATGACGTTCCAGGTCGAACGCCGGTGACCGCCGCCCAGGACACCGACCTGCTCGGCACCGCGCTTCGACTCAAGCTCGGCGACCGGGTGCTGGTCACGCTCACCGAGCGCGCCGACCCGACCAACTTCCGGCGCGTCCTCGCCGAACTCGGAAAGGCGTTCCCCGGCGTCACCTTCACCCTGCTCGACGGCGTGCGGCAGGTGCTGGTCTACCCGGCCGAGGATCAGCCGTGACCGCCCCCGACCCGCCGCGCTGCCGTAACGGCGCCTGCGCCCGCATGGGCACCGCCGGCCACCCCGGCCTGTGCGACCAGTGCGCGGACCGGCTCGACGGCTGGCTGCGGGACCTCCCCGACTACGTCCACGCCCTGACCGAACCGCTGGACATGCCCTGTTGTCCCGACCACGCCACCCCACCACCCCGCCGCGGCGCGCTCGGCCAGCTCGCGGTGAAGGCGCACCTGCCGTACCAGCCGTCCCACCCCAACCCGGCCCGCGCCGGCGACATCCCCGCACCGGCCGCCGGCCAGCGGGTCGGCGGGTCCCGGGAGCGTCCCCTGCCCGGCGGGGCCGACCGGCTGTCCTGGCTCGGCCCGGCCGCCGACGTGCATCACGCCGCGGACTGCCCCATCTGTTCCCGGTGGGTTCCGATCGGCCCCAACCTGTACTGCCTGGACGCTGACCTGCAGACCGGCCCGGCGCCCCTCGCCTCGGTCCTCACCGGCTGGGCGCGGATGGCCGCCGAGGCGCTGGCCGTCCATGTCCCGCCCCGCACGGTGGCCGACTTGCTCGGGTTCCTGTTCCGCTGGCACGGCGAGATTGTCAAGCAGCCCTGGTCGGACGACTACGCCCGGGAGGTCCACCGGCTGTGGTCCACCGCCCGCCGGATGGCCGGCGAGGCGGAACGCTGGGTGCGGATCGGGGCCTGCATCCGCGTCCTGGACGACGGGCTGCCGTGCGGGGAGACCCTGTCGGCGCGTCCCGAGGCGAGGGTGATCCGCTGTCCGCAGTGCGGGGCAGACTGGGCGCGGGAACTGTGGCTGCTGCTCGGCGCCGCGATCGAGGGGGTGGGCGCGTGAGCCTGGACCTGCCGAAGAAGAAGCTCGTCCTGCACGTCGAGATCCCTGGTCTCTGGGCCGACGACCTCCCCGCCCGGGCCGCCGAGATGAGCGACCCGCCAGGTCCGGCCGAGTACCTGTTCGTGGTCGTCGAGGAGCTGATGCGGTCGGACGTCGGCCTGACACTGGTGACCCTGCCCGGCGAGAAGGAGATGGCCGAGTCCTTCGAGGTGCACTCCTACGTCGGCCGCATCGTCGGCGCGGAGGTGCACGATGCCTGACCTCGCCCATCCGATCAACGAGATCCCGAAGCCACCGCTGCACAGCCTGCTGATCTGCTGCGGCCACCACGACCACTGGACCGGCTGCGCCGAGGGATGCCCGGCGCGGGCATGGATGGAGCGCTGGCTCACTCCGCCACTGGGCGGGATGGCCGCGCCGTGAAGCTCACCGTCTCCACCCGGGAGGCCGCGCAACTGCTTGGCAAGGACGCCCGCTCCTTCCACCGCTGGGCCGCCGACCTCGGGGTCGAACCCCTCAGGCGTACCCGTATCGGCCGATCCTGGGTCACCGTCTGGTCCATCGACGCCATCCGCGCAGCCCAACAGCGGCGTTTCACTGGACAGGCCATGATCATGCGTGCTGAACTGACCACGCTGGCCGTTGAGTGTCCGACCTCCGGCCCGCACTGCGCCCGGAGGACACCGTGACCCGCATCGCGCGCTGGCTACGCACCATCGCCGACCGCATCGACCCCGACGGCGCACCACGCTGCACTGGTTGGTCGTTCACATTCGAGCAAGGTCAGGGCATCGACTTCCACCGGGACCGGCGTGGCTGCCCGGTCTGGTACCTCGGCATGGCCGACTACGACCGCGCGCACGCCGAAGCCCGCACTGCCGCGCACTGCCGCGCACAGTCGGTAGTCGGCTTACCGGGATCTCCGGGCTGGATACCTACGGAGCGTGACATGGCCGGTGTCAGTGAACGGTGCCGGCCCACACCGCAGCCGCCCCCGCCGGCCCGGCGCTGACCCGGACCTGCGTCTGACCGGCCGGCACCTCGAACGCATACGTGCCCGTGGCCACCCCGCCCGGCGGCACAACACCCTGGATCCGCGCCCCAGCCAGCGACTCCAACCCCTGCTGGCCACTTGAGCCGTAGGACAGCGTGACCTGCAGCTGATCCTCGCCCTCACCCACGTCAACGGTCCGGCTGCCGTGGTTGACCACCCGGACCGTCACCACCACATCCCGGCCATGCCGGGCTGCAGCCAGCACGGCCGCGCAGTACACGATGCCCGCGTCGTCGGCGAACGTCGACGAGCTCGCGCCGATCCGCCCAACCTGCTCGCCCTGGTCGGTCAGGTCACCGTTCGTCGGCGGCTTGGCCGGGCACAGTGGCACCCGCTGTGGTGCCGGCGGGTGGGAAACTGGCGGCCGGGAAGTGCTCGCCACGACCGTGCTGCTCGTGACGGGCGGCCCCGGTGTCACGCCCGCACTCTCGGGTGCGGGGCTGGACGACGAGCAGGCGGCGGCGCTGGCGCAGACACCGGCGGCAAGCAGCAGTCTTGCGATCATGCGTGCAGCGTGGCACAGCACGCCGGCACCCGGATGTAGCCCCAAGCCGGACATGACGTTCGTCATGTGAGGGAAACGCCCCATGGCCACCACGACCCAGCGCGGCCTCGGCGCCGAACACCAGACCGAGCGCCGCCGGCAGATGACAGCGCTCCTCGACCGCGGCCCGCGCCCCTGCCGTCGCTGCGGCCACCCGATGGTCCACCCCCGGCACTGCACCCTGCGCCCCGACCGACCCGACGGCCGCTGCTTCCACTGCCGCCTCGACCTCGGCCACGACCAGTCCCGCGCGCTCGGCGGTCAGGGCCCGCTCGACCTAGAGCACGCCCGCTGCAACAGGCAGGCGGGCGCACGCCTACGCAATGCGCTGTACAGGCCGCGGCGGACACGCTCGGTGATAACCCCACCCCGGTGGTGACAGGGGTAGGGGGGAGGGTCAAACCGGACATCACGGACGTATATGACCCCGCACAGTCAACATTCTCCGGCCGTCACGCGAAGTGGTCACATGTCACGGGAGGCTGATGTGGAGCCTCGGTCGTGTGAGCAGTGCGGGGGCCCGTTCATCGCGTCGCGGGCGTCGGCCCGGTTCTGCGGGGCGACGTGCCGGAAGCGGCACAGCCGCGGCGGGGAGGTGCAGCCGGCTGGGCGCCCGGTGCCCGCTGCTCCTGTCGTGGCCCGCGAGCCGGCGGAGTCGATCGAGGCGGCGACCCGGGCGGAGTTGGACGCGGCGGGGCGGGCTGGCACGTCGGAGGGGCAGAAGGCGCTGTTGTTGGCGCGCCGGCTTGATGACGGGGTGCGGGATACGGGGATGGGCCTGGCGGCGGTGATGCGGGCGCATTCGGCTGCGGTGGCGGAGGCGGTGAAGGGCGCGGCGGTGGCAGCGGACCCGGTGGACGAGTTGCGGGCGCGGCGGGATCAGAAGCGGGCCGGGTAGGTGACGGCGCCGAGCGCGGCGCTGGTCGAGCCGGCGTTCCGGTCGTTCCCGTCGTTCGAGCGGACGTTGGGGCCGGAGGTCGCGGACCTGGCCAGGCTGGTGGGGTTCGCGCCGGAGCCGGAGCAGGAACTGTGCCTGGACGTGATCTTCGCGCTTGGCGCCGGCGGGAAGTCGGCGGCGTTCGAGGTGGGTGTGGCGGCCTGCCGGCAGAACCTGAAGACGGGCCTGTACAAGCAGGCCGCGTTGGGCTGGCTGTTCGTGACGGAGCAGCGGCTGGTGGTGTGGTCGGCGCACGAGTTCGCCACGGCGGCGGAGGCGTTCCGGGATCTGCGGGACCTGATCGACGGCTGTTCGTGGCTGTCGCGGCGGGTGAAGCGGATGCCGGGCGGGCACGGGGACGAGTCGATCGAGCTGATGTCGGGCCAGCGAGTGGTTTTCAAGACGCGGACGAAGGTCAGCGGCCGTGGCCTGACCGGTGACAAGGTCGTGCTCGACGAGGCCATGTTCCTGGCGGCACTGCAGATGGGATCACTGCTGCCGACGCTGTCTGCTCGCCCGGACCCGCAGGTGCTGTATGGCGGTTCGGCGGGGCAGGCTGACTCGCGGGTGTGGCGGGGTGTGCGGGACCGGGGCCGGGCGGGGTCGTCGCGGCGGCTGGCGTGGCTGGAGTGGTGCGACGACCTGCCTGGCGGCTGCGCGGAGCCGAGGTGCGACCACCGGCACCCGGCCGCGGGGTGCCGGCTGGACGACGAGCGCCGCCGGCGGCGGGCGAACCCGGCGATGGGCCGGACCCGGGTGTTCCCCGGGGAGGGGCCGGTGGAGATCCTCACCGCCGAGTACGTGCAGGCGGAGCGGGAGGCGCTGGCGGACACGCCGGGCGAGTTCGCCCGGGAGCGGCTGGGCTGGTGGGACGAGCCGGGCGGCACGGGTGTGATTCCGGAGGCGGCGTGGGCCGCCAGGTCCGGCGCGGCTGGGCGGCCGGATCTGGTGGCGTTCGGCATCGCGGCGTCGTGGCCGGACGGGGAGATCGCCGCGATCGGGTCCGCGGGCCGGCTCGCCGGGGAACTGCTGCTGCAGGTGGTCGACCGGCGGCCGGGGACCGGCTGGCTGGCCGCCCGGGCGAACGAACTGCAGGAGCACGAGCCGTGCGCGTTCGTCATCGACCCGGCCGGGCCGGCCGGGCCGGCGATACCGGAGCTGGAGGCGGCCGGGGTCGAACTGGTGAAGGTCACCGGTCGGGAGGCGTGTCACGCCGCCGGGGCGCTGCTGGCCGCGGTCGCCGGGCCGGCCCCGGACGCCCGGCACTACGGGCAGCCCGAACTGGACGCGTCGGTCGCCGACGCGTCCAAGCACCACATCGGCGACATGTGGCGGTGGGACCGCAACGCGTCGTCGGCGCCGATCGAGGCGGTGACGCTGGCCGCCTATGGGCACGCCGTCCGCGGCAACACCCAACTTGATCCGATAGCGATCTGGGGATGACCCGAGGAGGCAGGCTGTGACGGCTCTCGCCGAGCGGGTGCCTGTCGGTGACATCACCCGGCAGGCCCGGGAGATCCACCCGGGCCGGACGCTGCTGACGTGGGTGGCCGCGGTGCTGTTCGCCGCCGGCTGGCTGGCGTGCAAGACGCTGCAGGTCGGCTGGCTGGTGGTCGCGTGGTCGTTCGTGGCCGCGCGGGAGGGCTGGCGTGAGGCGTCGAGGACCCGGGTGAACCGTGGCGCTGGTCGACCGGGTTAATTCCGGGCTGGCCGTCCTGCGGCAGCGCGACCAGACGCTGACCCTGGACGACTGGGCCGGCTTCTTCTCCTTCGGCGGGATCGAGTACCCGCTGGTCCAGACGACGATGGGGTCGGTCGACCGGGAGTTGATCGGCGCGACCGCGGCCGGCGGGATCACGTCGAACGCGGCTGTGTGGTCGCTGGTCCTGGCCCGGATGCAGGCGTTCAGCCAGACCCGGTTCCAGTGGACCCAGTTCGCCGGGTCGCAGCCCGGTGACCTGTTCGGCACGCCGGAGCTGGCGGTGCTGGAGCGGCCGTGGCCGGGCGGGACGACGTCGGACCTGCTGGCCCGGATGGAGATGCACGTGTCGGCCGCGGGTAACGCGTACGTGGTCCGGCCGCGGCCGGACCGGCTGGGTTTGCTGCGGCCGGACCGGGTGACGATCATCATGGGGTCGCGGACCGACGCGGACGACCCGGCGGAGGCCCCGGACGTCGAGGTCGTCGGATACCTGCACCAGACGTCGCGGGGTAGGGCACGCACGTTCGGGCCGGCCGAGGTGGCCCACTACGCCCCCTACCCGGACCCGCACAGCGTGTTCCTGGGGATGTCGTGGGTGACGCCGGTGATCCGGGAGATGCAGGCCGACTCGCTGGCGACCGAGCACAAGGCCCGCTTCTTCACCAACGCAGCCACGCCGAACCTGGCGATCAAGTTCGACCCGTCGATCACCCGGCCGCAGATCCTGCAGTTCAAGGAGGTGCTGGAAGCTGAGCACCGGGGGGCGTGGAACGCGTACAAGACCCTGTACCTGGGCGGCGGCGCTGATCCCGTCGTGGTCGGCGCGAACTTTCAGCAGCTGGACTTCGCCGCGACGCAGGGGAAGGGCGAGTCGCGGCTGGCGTCGGCCGCCGGCGTCCCGCCGTCATGGGTCGGGTTCTCCGAGGGCCTGCAGGGGTCGGCGCTGAACGAGGGGAACTTCACGTCGGCGCGGCGCCGGTTCGCGGACGGGACCATGTACCACCTGTGGACGAACGCGGCGACGTCACTGGAAGTGATCGTCAGCAAGCCCACCGACCGGGCGGGGCAGCCCGTGCGGGGGGCGTCGCTGTGGTTCGACGTCCGGGTGCCGTTCATGCGGGACGACGCGGCGGACGTCGCGGCGATCCAGGTGGAGCAGTCGAAGACGATCGTCGCGCTGGTGAAGGACGGCTTCACCCCCGAGAGTTCGGTGGCCGCGGTGACGAAGAACGACTTCGGCCTGCTGAAGCACAGCGGGCTGCTGTCGGTGCAGTTGCAGGCCCCCGGCGGTCCGGCCGCGGTGCCGCCGGAGCAGCAGAACGCCAGGAACCTCGTCGAGATGATCCAGAAGGTGTACCTCGGGGTCGGGACGGTCATCACCGAGGACGAGGCCCGCGGCCTGCTCAATCAGGCCGGCGCGAGCCTGCCCGTCCCCGGCCCCGCGCTCTCCCCGGCCCCGGCGCAGCCGCCGCCGGCCGGGGGCAGCGGCGCGTCGGCGAACGGGCAGAGCGTGGGGGTGGGCGGGTGAGCGCTGACGGCGGCCGGGTCCGGCGGGCACTGGAGGGCGACTCGTCGCTGGTGGTGACCCGGTCGGTGCTGCTCGACGACATCCACATCCGCGCGGACGGGAAGGGCCGTACGGTCGTGGCCTACGCGACGGTGTGGAACGTGCCGACGGAGATCGACGACACCGACGGGCACTACCGGGAGCAGAACGCGCCGGAGTCGATGACGAAGTCGGTCCGGGAGCGTGCCGGGCGGATCTTCTCGGTGTACAACCACGCGAAGACGCTGTCGGGGACGCCGTCGGACCAGTGGTCGGTGCCGCTGGGGAAGCCGACGCTGATCCAGCCGGACCGCACCGGCCTGCTGACGCACACCCTGTACAACAGCGACCCGGAGGCCGACCGGGTGCTGGAGGCGGTCCGGTCCGGGTCGCTGACCGGCATGTCGTACACCGGCGTGTTCTTGGAGTCGGATCCGCCGCTGCCGCGGTATGGCCGGTACGGGCCGGGCGGTGACGGGGTGCTGCCGCTGGTCACCCGCCAGCAGATCGCGCTGATCGAGTACGGGCCGACGCCGATCCCGGCCTACGAGGACGCGGTGATCCTCGGCGTCCGGTCCAGGAGGACACGCATGGACGACGACGATGCCCAGCCGGATCAGCAGGGGCGGGAGACGATCGTCCTGGCCACACCGCCGGTCGAGCCAGCGGGCGGGGCGCAGCGGGCGGCGATGGACATGGCGGCCTGGGACGGTGAGGCCGCGATGGCGGCCTGCGCGGACGCCGAGGACCCGGCCGTCGCCTACGCGGAGGTGTGCGCCGGCCAGTCGGGCGGCGACCCCGCCCAGCGGGCGTCGTGGGCGCTGCCCCACCATCCCGGCCCGGGGGAGCCGGCACACCCGGACGCGGTCCGGGTCGCGCTCGACCAGGTGTCGCAGATGCAGTTGGCCGATCCCGAGGCGGCCCGGGCGCACCTCCAGGCGCACCTGGCCGACATGGCCCCCGACAGCACCAGCAGCTCCGGCCGCGACCCCGCACCGGCAGCCCAGAGAGCCGAGCCGCAGCAGCACCCGGCGCCGAAGACGACAAGGAGTGGGACCATGCCGGACACGGACCGGGAGACAATGACGGTCGAGGAGCGGGTCGCGCGGCAGAGCGAGATCCGGGCCCGGCTCACCGAGATCGACACCGAGTACTCCGGCGCGGAGCTGACCGTCGAGGCCCGGTCGGAGTGGCGGTCGCTGCAGAACGAGCTGACCGAGCACGACCGGGCCATCGACGACGCGTCGGAGCGGGCCGCGTACCTGCGGCAGATCAATGACGAGCACCCGGAGCACACGGAGCGGGTCGACAACTCCCGCGCCGGCTTCGCCCCCGCCGGCGGCGGCAGCCGCTATGGGCAGGCCGGGCCGGCGTTCCACCCCCGGGAGAACATCTACGACCTGCCGGCGATCCGGAACCGGGCCCGGAACCTCGACGAGGTCCCGGTGCTGTACCGGGAGTACGCGCAGCGGGCGGTCGAGCAGGCCCGGTACCCGGGCGCGACCGGTGTGCGGGGCGCCCCGTCGAAGGAGGAGGCGCAGCAGCGGGTCGCGGCTCTTCTGGACACCATCGACGACGAGAACGGCACCCTGGCCCGCCGCATCCTGGTCACCGGTAGCCCGCTGTACGACCGGGCGTTCGGGAAGATGTTGGGGATGCAGTCGACCGCGGGGCTGACCGCGGAGGAGTCCCGCGCGTTGTCGCTGGGCACCGACTCCGCCGGCGGCTACGCCGTCCCGTTCCAGCTGGACCCGACCGTGATCCTCACGTCCAACGGGGTGGTGAACCCGCTGCGGCAGATCAGCCGGGTGGAGACCATCACCGGGAAGGAATGGGACGGGGTCACCTCCGCCGGTGTGACCGTGTCGCGTGGCACGGAAGGCCAGGAGCAGGGCACCGGCGACCCGGCGTTCATCCAGCCGTCGGTCCGGACCACCCGCGTGCAGGGCTTCATCCCGTTCTCGATCGAGCTGGATGTGTCCTGGGGTGCGCTGCGGACACAGATGACGAACCTGCTGATGGACGCGAAGGACGTGGAGGAGGCGACCGCGTTCGCGACGGGGAACGGCACCGCGCCGAACCCGTCGGGGATCGTGGCGACCCTTGGCACCGCGTCGTACGTGCAGACCGCCGGCTCGGGCGTGCTCGCCGCGGGCGACGTGTACCTGCTGGAGAACGCGATGGCGCCGCGGTTCATCGCGAACTCGGCGATCGTCGCCTCCAAGACGATCTTCAACAAGTTCCGGGCGCTGTTCCAGGCGCAGGCGTCGGCCGCGGGTGACCCGTTCGCCCGGCCGTCGGGCAGCATGGGCGCGCAGTTCAACGGCTACCCGAAGTACGAGCTGAGCACGATGTCGACGACCAACGGCACGGGCAACCTGGTCATGCTGCAGGGTGACTTCTCCCGGTTCCTGATCGTGGACCGGGTGGGGATGGGCATCGAGCTGATCCCGCACCTGTTCGGGTCGGCGAACCGGTACCCGACCGGTCAGCGCGGGGTGCTGGCCATCTGGTTCAACTCGTCGAAGGTGCTCGCGGACAACGCGTTCCGCATGCTCCAGGTGAAGAGCACCTGACCGTTCCGTCCACTACCGAGGCCGCCGGCCCGGGTCGTACCCATGCGGCCCGGGCCGGCTCATGGGAGGCCACACATGCGCATCCTGATCAGCAGCAACCCGCCGTCAGCGGGGTCCGGATACGGCGGGCAGACCGCCCTGCTCGCGTCCCGCCTGCCCGCCCTGGGCCACGAGGTCGCCGTGGCAGCGATGAACGGCCTCGAAGGCCAGACGCTGAACTGGAACGACACCCTGGTCCTGCCGTCGGGGATGGCGGCCTACTCCAACGACGTCCGCGCCCCCCACGCGCGGATGATGTTCGGCGACCAGCCGGGCCTGATCCTGGTCCTGTACGACGCGTGGGCGATCGACCCGGCACCGCTGCGGGACTTCGCGACCGCGCTGTGGGCGCCGATCCAGTCCCACCCCGTCCCGCCGGCCGACGTGCAGTTCTTCCGCGCCTCGGGGGCGCTGCCCATCGCCATGTCCCGGTACGGCGAGCGGGAGCTGACCGCGGCCGGGCTGCAGCCGGTGTACGTGCCGCACGCCGTCGACACGGGCGTGTTCCGGCCGCTGTCCGACGCCGAGCGGGCGCAGGCCCGGGCCATGCTCGACGTGGACCCGGACGCGTTCGTGATCGCGATCGTCGCGGCGAACAAGGACAAGACGCCGCCGCGGAAGGGCTGGGGCGAGCAGTTCCAGGCGTTCGCCGAGTTCCGCCGCCGGCACCCGGACGCGGTGCTGCTGGTCCACAGCCTCCTCGACACGGGCGGCGGGGTGAACCTGACGAAGCTGGTCTACGACCTCGACATTCAGGACTCCGTGCAGTTCACGAACCAGTACAAGCAGATCTGCGGCCTGTACGGGCCGGAGGACGTGGCCGCGCTGATGGGCTGCGCGGACGTGCTGTCGAACTGCTCGTGGGGTGAGGGCTTCGGCCTGCCGGTGCTGGAGGCGCAGGCGTGCGGGACGCCGGTGGTCGTCTCCGACGGTTCGGCGGGGACCGAGCTGTGCGGGTCGGGGTGGCTGGTGCCGACGCAGCCGTACTGGCATCCGTGGGCGGAGTCGTGGTGGCACGCGCCGATCATCAGCGGGATCGTCGAAGCCTGGGAGAAGGCGTACGAGCACGCCCGGCAGCCGGCCGTGCGGGCGTCGGCGCGGGACTTCGCGGCCGGCTATGACGCCGACCGGGTGCTGACGCAGTACTGGAAGCCGGCGCTGGAGATGCTCGAGCAGTACGCCGGCGCGGTCCCGGTCCGACTTCCGGGCCGAAACCACGGCACGGTGCCGCTGCCGACCGCGGAGGCCGACGGGCTGCGGTGGGTGCAGCGGGGTGGGAACTCCGACGACTGGATCGCGGTCGGCCACGAGGAGTCCCTGGCGCCGGTGCTCGACGGGCTGCTGCCCGCTGGCGGCGTGTACGTGGATGTGGGCGCGCATGTGGGCCGGTGGGCGCTGCGGCTGGCGCGGAAGGCGTCGACGGTGGTGGCGGTGGAGGCGAACCCGGCGACCGCTGCGGTCCTGCGCGCGCACATCGCGCTGAACGACGTGACGAACGTGGCCGTGGTCGAGATGGCTGCGTGGGACTGCGAGACCCGGCTGCGGCTGTCCGACCCGAACGGGAAGGTCACCGGCGGGTCCACCCGGGTCCTGCCCGCCGACGGGGGCGAAGACACAGTGGAGGCGCGGCCGCTAGACGCGGTCCTCTCCGACGTCAGCCCCGACCTGGTCAAGCTGGACGTGGAGGGCGCGGACCTGCACGCGATCCGCGGCCTGGCCGGCACGCTGGCCCGCGCCCGGCCGACCCTGTTCATCGAGGACCACTCCATCTACGGCTTCTACGACCTCGCGGACCTGACGGCGCTGCTCGCCGAGGTGGGCTACGACCCGGAGCGGATCGTGGCGCCGCTGCCGGGCGGCCGGTCCGCGCCGTACATCATCGCGAGACCCCTGGAGGACGTCGGTGACAGTCCAGCCTGACCTGTTCCGCGGCAAGGAGCCGTGCACGTTTGACGTGGACGGGTCGCCGGTGTTCATCGGCCCGGACACGGTGGTCCGCGCCGGGCATCCGATCATGGCAGGCCGTGAGGATCTGTTCGAGCCGCTGGTCGTGCAGTACGACGTGGAGCCGGCACCTGCTCCTGCGCCGCCCTCGCCACCCCCGGCGCCGGCCTCGCAGGCGGCAAAGGCTAGGACACGGACGGGTGGCGCCTGAGATGGCCGCTGGATTCCCGGTCACCGCACCGGACGTCAACGCGCAGGCCGGCAGGCTCGTCGTGGCGGTGTGGAAGGCGCTGGACGACGTCCGACTGTTCAACGCGTGGCTGAACGACTCCGCCCACAACGACGCGTACCTGATCGCGCTGGGCATCGTGCAGGCGGACGCGGACGCGATCCAGGCGTCGTTCGCGGACCTTGACGCGCTGCGGCAGATCGCGCACGGCACCGGCACGCAGGGCGTCGCCACGATCGGCTCGTCCGCGGCGGCGAACAACTTCTTCTTCAACGCGAAGAACCTGTCCGGCCTGACGAACGTCACGGTCTGACCGGTGGGCCTGGCCGTCGACGTGTCGTCCCCGGCGGTCGCCACCACGGCGGCGCAGGCCAACGCGACGGCCGCGTTCACACCACCGGCCGACGGCCTGCAGGTGGCGCTGTGGGCGGGGAACACCGGAGGCGCGGATCCGCCGGCGCCGTCGTTCGCGTCGTCGCCGGCGCACACGTGGACCCGGGACGCGTGGGACCACGCGAATTCGGGTGCGCCGACGATGCTCGGGCAGGCGGCGGTGTGGCATTCGGCGGTGGCCGGTTCGCCGGGGTCGTCGACGGCGACTGCGACGAACGGCCTGTCGTCGCAGTGCGACTCGGCGCTGGCCCTGCAGGTGGTCACCGGGCACGACCCGGTGACGCCGGTGGGTGCGGCGGGCGGGTCGCGGCAGCAGAACGGCACGTCGATCACGGTCGTCTACCTGGCCACTGTCACCGGGTCTCTCGGGATGCTGGTGGCGTGCGACTGGCAGACGGGGGCGGTCGCGTCGGTGACGCCCGGCGCCGGCTGTTCGGTGGTCGCGGCCGGGCAGGTCGGCACGGCGATCTCCTACATCGTGCTGGCCCGGGCCGCCCCGGACGGGGTGTCGGGCACGTACACGGCGTTGGAGGTGGACAACCTGACGGCCGGCGGTGACTGGCATTTCTGCTGGGTGGAGCTGCTGCCGTCCGCGCCGGCCGGCCCGGCGGAGGTGTCGCAGGGGACGGATGTGCTGCGGGACGTCGGCGTCGGCCTGTGGTGAGAGGGGGCGGCGGTGGGTGAGCAGAAGATCGTCCTGCCGCCGGACTCGGTGGGGAAGGCTGTCCACACCCGGGAACGGACCGTGTCCGGGCCGGGTGTGGTGCAGGAGCCGTACGTCATCCCGATCTCCGCGCGGGTCGCGTCCGGGGTCTACCTGGCGCACACCGGCGTGCACGTCGTGCAGGCCGCGGCCACCAACGGCACGTCGACCGGGTTCTGGTGGCTGTACAACCCGGTCGGCTCCGCGGTGCTGGTGGCGCTGCGGTCGGTGAACCTGTCCTCCCAGATCGGGTCGGCGCTGCTGACCGCGACCAGCCCGCGGCTGCTGCTGCAGGCGTTCACCTTCACCGGCACCCCGGCCGGGACGAACATCGCGCCGCGGAAGGCCCTCTCGTCGTACGCGACCGCCACCGCGTCGATCCGGACCACGCAGGTCACGTCCGTGGTGACGCTCACGCAGTCGGTGCTGGCCTGGCTGACGTACGCGAACGAGACCGCGGTCGGCGGGAACGCCCCGTCGGGCCTGACCTATGCGCCGAAGGAAGACGAGCAGCCGGTCCTCGCCGCGGGGGAGGGCCTGGTCCTGTACCAGCCCGACGCGGGTACCACGTCGGACACGCGCCGGTTCGTGACGAACGTGGCCTGGGCCGAGTTCACGGTGCCGTAGGTGGGCGAGCAGCGGATCGTGATGCCGGCCGACGCGGGCGGCAAGCAGGTCCACATGCGGGAGCGCACGGTCTCGGGCCCGGGGACGGTCCAGGAAGAGTACGTGATCCCGATCTCGCAGCGGATCGCTTCGGGCGTGTACCTCGCGCACGCCGGCGTGCGGGTCATCACCGCGACGGCCGATACGTTCCCTGCCGGGTCGTGGTGGCTGATCAACCCGGTCGGCTCTACGGTTCTGGTGGCGCTGCGGTACGTGCAGTTCACGTCGCAGGCCGCGTCGGTGCTCGCGACCCCGACCAGCCCCCGGTTCCTGATCACCGCGTTCACCTTCACCGGCACGGCCAGCGGCGCCACGGTTACGCCCCGGCCCGCGACGGTGGCGGGCACTCCCGGTGCGACGGGGAGTCTGCGGACCGCGAACACCGGCATGACGATCACCCGGACGGAGGACGTGTTCGCGTTCCTGCCCTGGGCTAATGCCACAGCCGTCGGCGGCGCGACCCCGCAGGAGCAGTCCTGGGCGCCGCCCGAGGACGAGCAGTTGGTGCTGGCCGCCGGCGAGGGCGCGGTCATGTTCCAGGCCGACGCCGGCACCACCTCCGACACCCGGCGGACGGCCACGTCGCTGGCCTGGGCCGAGTACACGCTGCCGTGACCACGCCGTTGCTCGAATCGGCGCTGGCGTTCCCACGCGGCGGCGGCTCGGCCACTCTCGTCGCCGACACCAGTCGCACCCCTGGGCAGGGCACCACGACCGCCGCTGTGTCCGTCACCTGCGCCGCGGGGACGCTGCTGCTGGCCGCGGTCACCTGGGACTCGTCCGTGTCGACCACGCTGACCGCGGCGGTGGCCGGCGGGTCGCTGGCCTGGGTGGTCAACGTGCAGGCCAACACTACGTCGGGCACCGTGGGGGGCGGCGCGGCGATCCTGACCGCGTACGCGGCCGGGGCCCTGTCCGCGCAGACCATCACCGCCACGGTCACGTCCGCGCTGGCCACGTCCCTGGCCATCGTGACGTTCACGGGCGCGGACCCGGTGCAGAACGGCGGCACGGCCGTCACCGACACCTCGTCCGCCGGCCTGTTCGCGAACACGTACACCAGCCGGCGGCACCTGTCGTGGGCGTGGTCGGCCGCCTACAACTGGGACGGGGCGACCCAGGGCACCCCCGGGACAGGGCAGGCCAGGGCCGTGTCGTACACCGACAACGCCAGTGACGCCGGCTGGGTGCAGCAGCAGAACGCGGCCACGGTCGGCGCCGGGGTCGCGGTGACCTCGAACACGACCGCGCCGTCCACCCACGGGCACATGGCGACGCTGGAGGTGCTGCCCGCGCTTATCCCGGAGCCCCCCGTGCTGGTCCCGGCGCGGCTGTGGCAGCCCGTCGCCCGGACGTACTACCTGTGAGGGAGCGCCGGTGACGGTCGTCCAGTACTACATCGCGTGGCCGTCGACCGCGCTGGTCGCCGCGACGGCGAAGACGATCCTCGAGCTGCCGTCCCCGGCGAACTGCTCCCCGCAGATCGAGGAGCTGGTCATCGGCTGCGACGCGACCGTGGTCGGAAACCTGCTGATCCAGTTCGGCACGTTCGCGACAACCGGCACGGGCACGGCGGCGACCCCGCAGAAGTGGCGCGGTGACCGCACCATCGACTCGGCGATCACCGCCGCAAAGATCGCGGATACGGTCGAGCCGACCACGTTCACGCAGGGCACGGCGGGCGCGGCCCTGTACCCGGGCATTGCGATCCCGCTGCCCATGTACTTCCCGTTCCAGTGGCCACTGGACCACGAGTTCGCGGTGCCCGAGTCAACGAACTTCGGCATCAGGCTGACGTCGTCGGCCTCATGCAACACGGCCGGGTACATCCGCTGGCGGGAGTGACCTGTGGCCGTCTACGGCCGTAGCTTCCCGCTCCAGCACCGGCCGACATACCGGCTGGCGTCCGCGCCGGCCACACAGAACGCAACGGCCACCCTGACCGTAACGGCCGGGCTCACGGCGACCGCCGCCGTCGTCACCTCGACCACGGCCAACCTCACCGGCACTGCCACCCTCATCGGCACGGCCGTGCGAGCGGCGCCCGGGGACGCGACGCTCACCGCAACCGGCACGCTCACGCCGGCCGTGGCGGCGACCGCCAACGCGGCCGGAACCCTGACGGCGACGGTCACCCGAACCCCGGCCGCGACTGCGACCGCGAACGGCGCGGCCACGCTCACCGCCACCGCCACGCTGACCCCAACCGCCACAGCCACCGTCAACGCCCAGGCCGCCGCCACGATGACCGTCGCCACAACCCCCGTGGCCGCGGTCACCGCTACCGGAACCACGTCCCAGACGGTCACCGCCACGCTCACCGCGACGGCCACCGTCGGCACCGCGCCGATCCTCGCCCAGGCCACCCTGACCGCTACGGATGCCGTCACCTCGACGGTGTCGGTGACGGCGAACGCGACGGCGGCAACGTCGACCACAGCCACCGTCACCCCGACACCGGCCGTCACCCAGCCGGCCACCGCTTCCCTGGCCAACACGGCCGCGGCGGCCCCGACGGTCGCAGTCACCGCCAACGCGGTCGCCGCGCCGGCGGCCACGGCCATCTTCGCGCCGGCGTCGGCGGTGACCGCCGCCGGCGCGGCGTCCCTGACAGTCGCCGGAACGCTGACGGCTACCGGCTCGGTCGGCACCGCACCCATCCTCGCCCCCGCGAGCCTCACCGGCACGGCAGCCCTGACGGCAACCGCCGCCGTCACTCGCCCGGCCACGGCCGGGCCCGCCGGCCTGGCCACCCTCACCGCGGCCGCCGCGGCAGCCGTCGGCGCCCCCGCCACCCTCACCACCACGGCTGGTCTCAGCGCCACGGCTACGACCGTCGGCGCGTTCACCGTCGGCGCGCTCACCACCGACGCGGCCAGTAGCGCACTCACCGCGGCCGGCACCGCCACCAGCGGCCTGACCACCGCGGCCACGGCGTCCAGCGCCCTGACATCCGCGTCGTCCCGAGGAGGCCCGGCATGACCCCCGACCCCGAGCCGATCGTGAACCGCTGGGAGTTGGTCCTCATCGCCGAGGCCGAAGTGATCCCCGGCGAACCCAAGCCGCCCCCCGAGCCTGAGGAGGACCAGTGACCGCCGGCCTATCCGCCGTCAACACGGCCAACGCCTGGCTCAACACGATCCGCGGCACGTCGGCGGCCACGTTCACCGGCGTGACCACCATGTTCCTCCAGTGCCACACCGCCGACCCGGGCGCGTCCGGCACGACCGCAGTATCCACCGGCATCGCCACCCGGTCCGCGTTCAACATGAACGCCGGCTCGGCCGGCTCGGCGTCGCTGGTCGCCACGGTGTCGTTCTCCGCGACCGGCGGCGACACGATCACGCACATCTCCGCCTGGTCGGCGTCGTCGGCTGGCACGTTCTTCTACTCCGCCGCGCTCGCCGCGTCGAAGACGGTGACCAACGGCGACACGCTCAACATCACCGCGCTCACGTTCGCGCTGACCCCCATCGCGGCCTGACATGCCCCGTTATCCGTCCGGGCAGCCGTTCACCCTGGCGACGACGATCCGGGACATGGCCACGCAGGCGCTCGTGGACCCGACCGCGCTGACCCTGACCTGGGCGCTGGCCCTGCCCGGGTCGACGGCGACGGTGAAGCACTGGCCCAGCCCGGCCGAGATCGTCCGCGACAGCCTCGGCACGTTCCACTTCGACGTGCCGGCGGGGCTCACGGCCGGCCGATACCGGTACTGGTGGCAGCCGACCGGCACCGGCGCCGGGCAGATCGTCGACGTCTTCGACGTCGAGGACCCGACCGAGACCTACCCGATCGTGTCGCTCGACGACGCGAAGACCGACATCGGGAAGACGTCCACCGTCAACGACGCCGGCCTGCGCACGATCATCGCCTCAACCACCGCCGTGGTCGAGCAGCGGGTCGGCCCGGTCATGCCCCGCAGCTTCGTCGACATCATCACCCACCCGGCGCCGCGGATCTGCTTGCACCACACCCCGGTCATCTCTCTGACCTCTCTGGCCGCGATCTACACCGGCGGCCAGGTCGACCCGCTCACCGCCCTGGACTTCGACCCGGTGACGGGGGTGGTGTGGCGGCCGGACCGGTGGCGGATCTCCGGCGGGCAGCGGATCACCTACGTCGCCGGCCGGCTGGTGGTCCCGGCGCACTTCACCGAGGCCGCGCTGATCATCATCGGGCACCTGTGGGAGACGCAGTACGGCGGCCCGACGTCGCCGGCCCGGATCCTCGGCGCGGAGGAGGTCACGGTCCTGCCCGGCTGGGGGTTCGGCGTGCCGAACCGGGCGCTGGAGTTGCTGGCCCCGGACGCGGTCATGCCGCCGGTCGCGTGACCACGTCGCGGCTGCACGACGCGATCCTCGCGGTCGTCGCCGCCCTGAACGCGGCGCCGTCGGTGACCTCGCTGGCGACCGTGTATGACGGGCCGGTCGTCATCGGGGACAGGCCGACCTCGGCGGTGTTCGTTGGGTACGACGGGCAGCCGGAGGGGGACTACGCGGCGACCGACGGCTGGTCGCAGACGTGGGCCGGGCTGGGTGCGCTGCGCCGCGACGAGGAGTTCGACATCCAGTGCTGCGTCGTGTCGTGGTCCGGCGACGCGGAAGACGTTCCCGGCCGGCGGGCCGCGGCGGTGGCCGTGCTCGACGCGGTCGGGGCGGTGCTGCGGGCCGCGGCGACTATCGGTCTGGGCCTGCCACAGCCGACGTGGGCCGAGTTTGCCGGCGGAGAGCTGTTCCAGGAGCAGGGCCCGACCGGGCTGCAGGCCCGCATCCCGTTCACCATCCACGTCCGGACCAGGGTCTAGAGGGAGCACCGATGGCGCGTGTCCGCTTCAAGGGCCCGGAGGCGCACGACGTGCCGCTGCTGGGCCGCACCGTCGAGCCCGACGAACTGGTGGGGATGCCCGGCGAGGTGATCGAGCAGGTCGACGGCGGCTGGCTGTGCGGCGACCCGGCCGACCCGGACGGGCAATACCTGCTTCCGGCCACGAACTGGGCGGTTGAGGACGAGCCGAAGGCCAGGCGGAAGCCGGCTACGACGAAGGACGAGGTGTAGGCGGTGGCGATCGGCTCGGGTCTGAGCGCGCAGCTCGGCCTCAAAGCGGAGACCACGGTCGGCACCGAGATCGTGGTCGACACCTTCTACGAGATCCTCGACGAGGGCCTGCAGTGGCAGCCGACGTGGCTGCGCGGGCAGGGCCTGCGCGCCGGCTTCCTGGGCACCCGCGTCACCCGCGTCACCCAGTCCCGGGTGACGGTGACCGGGGACATCAACATGGAGCACCCCGACCGGGGGCACATGGCCCTGCTGTGGAAGCACTGCATCGGGTCGGCGATTACGATCCCGGTGCAGATCGCGGCGACCACCGCCTGGCAGTCGGTGATCATCCCGTCGACGTCGACGGGGAAGACGGGCCTGGGGCTGACGATCCAGGTCGGCCGGACCGAACCGGGCGGCACGGTGCGGGCGCACACGTACCGGGGCTGCAAGGTGGTGCAGTGGGAGTTCACCTGCACCGACGGGGACATCGCCAAGCTCAAGGTGACGTTCGACGGCTGGCAGGAGGCCACGGCCACGGCCCTGGCGACGGCCTCTTACACGGCGTCGCAGGGGATCTTCTCCTTCGAGGACGTCGCCTCCGGCTCGTTCACCCTGGGTGGCACCCCGTCGACGGGTGGCGCGGTCCCGCAGATCACCATCGCCTCCGGGGTGCCCGTCGTGACGCTGGTCAAGGGCGTGACGATCACCGGGACGACGCCGCTGGCCGTCGACCGGTACGGCCTCGGGAACGCGGGTGTCAAGGGCGAGCAGATCAACAACGGCCCCTGCACGTACGTGATCAAACTGGACGCGGAGTACACCTCCCGGACCGAGCTGTACGACCTGCTCAAGGCGAACACGACGACCGCGTTCCAGCTCGACTTCGCGCAGGGCGACGCCGGCTCGTCGAACCCGTTCCGCCTCAGCTTTATTGCCCCGGCGTGCAAGGTTACCGACGGGGCGCCGAATGTGTCCGGCCCGGACCTGGTGCAGCAGTCGGTGACGCTGGAGGCGTTCGAGGACGGCACCAACGCCCAATTCCAGGTGCGGCTCGTGAGCACGGACACGACGCTCTGATGGCCGAGATCGACATCCGGGTGACCGGCGCGGACAAGCTGCGCGAGGTCGCCAAGCGGATGAAGGCGGCCGGGGACAAGGAGATGCGGAAGGAGTTCCTGCGCGCGCTGCGGGTCGCAGGTAAGCCGCTGACGGAGGCCGCGAAGGCCGGCGCCCTGCGGGACCTGCCCCACGGGGGCGGCCTGGCCACCGAGGTCGCGGCGTCGGGGTTCTCGATCCGGACCAGGAGCGCGGGGAACAGCCCCGGCATCCGGGTGGTCGCGAAGGGGAAGAAGGTCCGGGCACTGTCCTCATTGGACCGCGGCCGGCTTCGTCACCCGGTGTGGGGCAACGCGAACGTGTGGGTGACGCAGGCAGTCAAGCCGGGCTGGTTCACCGATGCCATGGCTGCCCGGGCCGAGCAGGTGCAGGCGGAGATGCTGGCCGCGATGGACGCCGTGCTGGAGAAGATCTGACGGGGGAGACCGTGGAGCAGGCCAAGAGTTCTGGCGATCCGACTACGCCGTTGTCAGAGGCCGCCTCCGGCCTTCACGAGCTGTTCGTGACGCTCGTCGAATCGGGATTCACCGAGTGGCAGGCAGTCCGAATCCTGGGCGTAATGCTGGCCGAACAGGGAAGGCAGACGTGAAGTTCATCGCGCGTGGCACCAAGTACGGGCTGGACGAGGAGAAGTTGACGTTCGCGGAGGCACGCGCGGTCGAGCGGGCCTGCGGGATGACCTTCGACAAGCTGCGGGATCAGGGCGGTGTGACGGCCATGCAGGCGATGGTCTGGGTGGCGATGAAACGCGAGCAGCCGACGCTGAGGTTCACCGACTTGGACGACATGGAGTTCGGTGAGTTCGAGCAGCTGGGGGACGAACCGGAGCAGGTCGAGCCGGACCCTACGGCGACCCGGGCGGTGGCGACGCTGACCCGGAATCTCGACGAGGCCGGGGTGTTCGACGACGACCGGGGCGGACCCTCGACGACGACGCCACCCGCTACCTGAACCTCCTCTGGGAGATGTTCGGTGTCCGCTGGTGCGACCTCGACCGTGACGTCGGCGACCCCGAGCACCTGCCCTACCAGACGTTCCGCACGATGCGCGCGGCCGCCGACGCAGCACTGAGGGAGGCGGCGAAGAATGGCTAACCGCTCCCTGACCTTCGACATCTTCGCGAAGGACAACGCGTCGGGCGCGTTCAACAAGGTCGGCCGGGCGGCGGAGACCACCGGCAAGCACATGGGGGTCCTGTCGGCGCACTTCGGCCACTTCGGCGCGGCGGTCCGGACCGGTGTCGGGCTGGCGGTCGGCGCGGCCGGCATCGGCGGCCTCGTCGAGACGTTCAAGGGCTTCTACTCCGAGGCAGTCGAGGCGCAGAAGGCCGGCGCGCAGACCGCGGCCGTCATCAAGTCCACGGGCGGCGTCGCGCACATCTCGGCGCAGCAGATCGGAGACCTCGCCTCGTCGATCAGCAACAAAGTCGGCGTGGACGACGAGGCCATCCAGTCCGGCGAGAACCTGCTGCTGACGTTCACGAACGTCCGCAACGAATCGGGCAAAGGCAAAGACATCTTCAACCAGGCCACCCGGGCGATCGTCGACATGACCGCCGGCATGAACAACGGCGCGATCTCCACCGAGGGTCTGAAGGCCAGCACGATCCAGGTCGGGAAAGCTCTCAACGACCCGATCAAGGGCATGACCGCACTGGGGAAGGTCGGCGTCACCTTCACCAAGCAGCAGAAGGACCAGATCGCCGGGTTCATCAAGCACGGCCAACTAGCCAAGGCGCAGGGCGTCATCCTCAACGAGTTGGGCAAGGAGTTCGGCGGTTCGGCCGCGGCCAGCGCGACCGCCGGGCAGAAGCTCGGCGTGGTGTGGGGGAACATCAAAGAGTCGATCGGGACAGCCCTGCTGCCGGCGTTCAACGCGGTCGCGAACTGGCTCGCCGACAAGATCCCGAAGGCCCTCGACACGGCCATCGGCTGGTTCCACACCGGGCGGCGCGGTGTCGAGGGGCTGATCTCGGCCTTCCAGGGCGAGGGCGTCACATCGAGCGGTTTCGTCGGCGCGATGGAACACATCGGCGTCGCCGTGAAGCGGATCGTCGACTCGTTCCACAACGGGGTGACGAACGGGCAGGGTTTCACCCTGTTCCTGCAGGAGGTCGGCAACGCCGCCGGGGTCCTGTACCGGTTCTTCATGGGCAGCGTCCTGCCGATGCTGGCGTCGTTCGGCGGGTTCCTGCGGGACACGGTGCTGCCGGCGCTGCTCGGGTTCGGGCAGTGGCTGCTGAAGATCCGCGGCTGGCTGATCCCGCTGATCGCCGGGGTCCTGGCCATCGTGGCCGCGCTGCGGGTGTACGCGGCGGCGATGGCCGTCGTCCGGGCCGCGACGGCCGCGTGGGCGGCGGTGCAGGCGATTCTGGACGCCGTGCTGGCGGCGAACCCGATCGGGATCATCATACTGGCGGTCATCGGCCTCGCGGCGGCGCTGATCGTGGCATGGAAGCGGTCGGAGACGTTCCGGGACGTCGTGATGACCGTGTTCCGCGGGGTCGCGGGGGGCGTGCTCACGGCCTGCAAGTTCATGCTGGATGCGGTCCTCGGGTTCGTGATCGGGGTGCTGCACGCGGCGGGGAAGATGCCCGGGCCGTTGGGTGCGCCGTTCCGGACGGCCGAGAAGGCCGTCCGCAACTTCCGCGACTCGGCCGACCGGGAGTTGGCGGCGGCGCAGGCGAAGGTGGACTCCTGGGGGCGGGCGGCGTCCAAGCCGATCCGCAAGGACGTCACGGTGCGGGTGCTGGACCGGGCCACCGGCGTGCTGACGACGGTCAAGCGGGAGCTGGATCAGCTGTCCGGTCGCGTCGTGACGGTGACCGCGTACACGAAGTACGGGCCGGTCACGAAGATGTCCCGCGGTGGTGTGGTCACCGGGGGCACACCAGGCCGGGATTCGGTGCCGGCGCTGCTGATGCCCGGCGAAGTAGTCCTGACGGTGGCACAGGCCCGGGCCTACCGTGCCGGCCACGGGGGCGGGGGAGGGACGGCAGGAACCGACGGCGAGGTCCTGGTCGCGCAGTTCTTCCTGGACGGGAAGATGATCCAGGAGTCGTTGCTGACCCGGAAGCGCCGCACCGGGCAGCTGGGGCTGGCGTGACGGGCCTGCCCGCGTACGTGCTGGAGGCGCAGTTCGGGTCGTTCTTCGGCGTGCCGTCCTGGTATGACCTGTCGACGTTCCTGGACCTGGAGGCGGTCCCGCTGACCGTCACCCGGGGCCGGGTGAACGAGCAGTCCCTGCCGACACCGGGGCAGTTGACCTGCCAGCTGTTCGACGACGACGGCCGGTTCACTCCCGGCCTCGCGACGTCGCCGTACGCGCCGTACGTGGTCGACGGGGCACCTATCCGACTCTCGGTGATCATGCCGTCGACCGTCAACCGGGAGGACAACAACTCCCACGAGCAGGGTCTCGGTGAGTGGCAGCCCGCCGGCCCGGGCACGGGACCCGGCCTGACGCAGTCGACCACCCACGTGTACGCCGACGGTGGCGGCTGGGCGATGCTGGTCACCTGGGTCAACCAGGCCACCGCGTCCGCCGCGCAGCGCCGCATCCAGGGCCTGACCGTCGGCACGCAGTACACGGTCAGTCGGTACGTGTACGTGCCGACCGGCTCGCCGGACGTGCAGCTGGTGGTGGGCGACGGGGTGGCGGCAACCGGGTCCGCGGTCACCACGAAGGACGCCTACACGCGGGCGACGGTGACGTTCGTGGCCACGCAGCCGAGCCACAACCTGCAGGTGCAGGTGACGTCGTCGGTCGGCGGCGGGCAGTGCTGGACGGACGCCGGGCAGGTCGAGACGGGCGCGGCGGCGACCGCGCTGGCTGCGGGCGCGGTGAAACTGCCCCGGTTCTACGGGCCGGCGCTGGAATGGTCGATGACGTGGGACGGGCCTGCAGGACTCGCCGCGACCACCCAGCTGGTCGCCACCGACATCCTGCGCCGGCTGCCGCGGCACGGCACGCTGCGGCCGTTCGACGTCGAGGAGGCCCTGTACGACTCGCCGGTGACGTACCTGCCGTTGGATGAGCCGCAGGGCGCGACGCAGGTCGGCAACCTGGGTTCGTGGCAGGGCGCCGGGACGCCGGTCAACCCCGGCGGGGGTGGCACGCTGACGTTCGCCGGGTCGACCGGTCCGCCCGCCGATGGCACGTCCGCGCCGATGTTCGCGCCGGCGTCGGCGTCGTCGGGCTGGTACATCTCCGCGCCGTCGTTCCTGGTGACGGCGGCGGTCACGGTCGAGGCGTTCATCAACACGCCCACGACGGGCCGGGCCATCCTGGACCTGTCGGGCACCGTGCGGGGGTCGACCGGGGCGGGGCCCACCCTGTCGGTCGAGGCGGGCACCGGGAAGCTGCGGTGGGACTCGGACTTCGGTGCGCTGTCGGTGACGTCGTCCGCGTCGGTCGCCGACGGCGCCACCCACCACGTCGCGGCGACGTACGTGCACGACGGGGCGAACCACACGGCCCGGCTGTACGTGGACGGTGTGCTGGTCACCACCGCCGGGATCGCGTCGACCACGGTCGGGCTCGGCGCCTCCTACCTGTCCGTCGGCGGCGGCGCGAAGTTGGGCCTGTTCGCCGGGACGATCAACCACGTCGGGGTGTACGCGGCGGCGCTGTCCGCGGACCGGCTCGCCGCGCACTGGCACGCCGGCTGGGACGGCTTCGGCGGGGAGCGCTCCGACCAGCGGGTGTCCCGGCTTGCCGCGTACGCCGGGCTGGCGTCCCTGACCCCGGGCAGCCTGTCGGGGGTGTGGGTCCTCGGGTCGGCGTCCCTGTCCGTGCTGGGCACCACCACCACCTTGGCCGCGTCCTCGCTGGACCTGGAGGTGGGAAACGCGATGGTGTACGGGCAGGCCGACGGCGGCGCGGACCCGCTCGCCGCCATGAACGACGTCGCCACCACCGAGGGCGGCCTGGTGCTGATCGACCGGACCGGCCGGCTGCAGTTCCAGGCCCGCGGTCACCGGTACAACCGCCCGACCGCGGTCGGGCTGGACTCTGGCGACGTCAATCCCGGCCTGACCGTCGTGTACGACGACACCGACGTGGTCAACGACGTCACGGTTACCACGCAGGACGGTGCCGGTGTCCGGCTGGTGTCGGCGGCGTCGGTGACGCAGCGCGGCACGTACGACCAGACCCTGACGCTGCTGACCCGCGACCCGCTGGATGCCTACTCGGCGGCGGGGTGGCGGATCAACAGGTTCGCCCAGCCCGCCGGCCGGTACCCGACCCTGGTCGCCGACCTGAACACCCTGCCCGACACCCTCGTCGCGCAGCTGCTGACCGTGGACGTCGGGGACCGGATCAGCCTGTCCGGGCTGCCCCCGCAGGCCCCCGCGTCGACGGTGGGGCTGTTCGTGGAGGGCTACACCGAGACCGTGTCGTGGTCCCGCTACGACCTGCAGCTGAACACGACCGCGGACGCCTGGCAGGTGTGGGCGCTGGGGAACCCGTCCCTGTCCGTCCTGGGCACCACCACCATTCCGGCCTGGTAGGGAGAGGAGCGCCCGTGGCGACGGTCCCGAGTTACCGGACGTGGACCGACGGCGAGGTCGTCACCGCGGCGATGTTGAACTCCAACATCCGCGACGACGGCCAGTTCTGGGTGAGTTCCCGACCCCGGGCCCGGCTGCGGCAGACCGCCGCGCAGTCCCTGAGCAGCACCATCTGGGCGGCGATCAACTTCGACGTGGAGGACGTCGACAACGACGGCGGGCACTCCACGAGCACGAACACGTCCCGGTACGTCGCGCAGACCGCCGGCTGGTTCCTGGTGGGCGGCATCGGCGCGATCTCCGCCAGCGGTTCCGGGCAGCGGGGTACCCGGCTCGCGGTCAACGGCACCGTGCAGGCTGGCACCCAGACCCAGGGCAATGCAGGTAGCGCCGGCGGCACGGACATGGCCGTGGGCACACAGCTGATCTTCCTGAACGCCACGGATTACGTGGAGTTGCAGGTCATGCAGAACTCCGGTGGTGCGATCAA